GCCCTTAGGCGGTAGACAGCTCAGGACAAATCGTCATCCGACGATCTCTTCCCACCACAGTGATGTGGAGAGTGTCCGTTCCCAAGTCCTATTTCGAATGAGCTTCCAGCCCACTTCGACATGGACGGCCGACGGAGTGAAGGATATCTTTTTCTCCACTTCTGAGGCCCACCACAAAGCAACGACGCGTTGAATCGCGTCGTTGGCATAATAGGTATCTCGCAGATAAGGCCAACGCGTAGAGCGTCGGTCTGCGAGGTGTAACCACTGGTAATACGCACCCTCTTGACACGTGTCGATTGCCCTCTTGGAAGCAGCGAGCTGCTTCCTCGGGGGGTCTAGCGTGACTAGAGAAGTGTTTAACGCCAGGTCCTTCCCTCCTCTCAAGTAGGACGGTATGATGTCTTTGTAATGGTTCCAAAGCGTAAAGTAGCTCGGGTCCCAAAACGAAACGTCACAGTCCGAATGCGTGGCCCAATTCCTCAGCTGGTTAAGGCTGAGTATCAAGTCAGGCAGTGTCGTGAGGGGTTTACGGATGTAGAAGGGGGTTACGTCGTAACCGTCGTAGTAGTGCTTACCGCACGACTCCCTAAAGCGTCCAGACCAGAACGACTTCCGCGAATTAATGCGGAAGCCGAACCAGCTGAAGACTCGTTGGTACATCGGAGCGATCTTACACGGGGTGATAATGTCATCACCGTAGACGGATATACGACCTCTGATCTTCCAGGCACGGTTAATGGCGCACGAAAGAGCGTAGAATATAAGTGATTCTAACTCGAACGTAAAACCATTACCCATACTGGAGAACATGCACAGCTCATGTTCATGCCCATCAATATTAACCCGCGATACGCGGATATCATCAAGGAGAACAAACCAGTCTACCGGCAACAACGTATAAACCAGCTGTGTGCTGATTAAGTCGGAAGCTGACGATAAGTCGAGCGTGGCCAACTTACGGCCGACACTACCTTCACGAGCCAATCTTTGGTTATATGATTGGTCATTAAGGTTAATGCCACGCTTTCTGAGTGCCTCGCGGAGGAAGTTTCCTACTCCGCGCTGCATGTACATGTTGAGTTCGGGTTCCTTACAGGCAACCCGATCAATGTCAGAGTTCTTAGGAACTGTGAACATCACGCTACTCGTAACGAAAGAAGGAGAAAACGTACCCTCTAAC